GTATGTATTGTGTCTATGAAAACCATGCCGGTTGCGAACGTGGCTATTTCAGAACTAAGACCGGTCGTCTTGTTACCCTGCCTAAAAAAGACCGAAACGGAGTAAATCTTTACTTACCAGATGTGGTTCTTTACGACGAAGATACAAATTTCATTCTTCTTGTTGAGGGCAAAATGCTTTCAACTCTTCAGCTGGGTATTGAAGAAATAGAAAACTACGACAGCATTGAGCAGGAGTACATCTATCCTGAATACGGAAATGTTACAATTATGCGTTGTGTTAGCATTTTCGGGGGCAACTGTGCGTCTATTCCTCATGAAAAAGTCCTCTTTTATCTTGCAGATAACGGTCGCATCATAATCAACAAAAATGCTCCGCAGTGTATAAGGAGATGTTTTGCAGAAACGGGTGTGAGGATTTGATTATTCGAGAGAACTATGTGATAACCGGGAGTCTTTATGATGAGGCCGTTTCTTATGCAAGAAAAGCAAGAGCTTTCACTTCAAACAGGCACGACTTCCATCCCGGAGGGCTTAGCAACAAGGAAAAGAAGATGTTTGAGGGGAAGCTTGGAGAAAAGGCAATTAAGCTTCTTTTTTCCGATAACCACATTAGCTTTATTGAGGATACTTCCTCATATGATGAACGAGACGAGTTTGATTTTTTGCTTGTGAATGAAAATGAACAACTAAAAGTAGATGTAAAAACTCGTACAGAGGATTTCCATATTCGCACTTTAGAAATGGTCGAACAGGCCGAAACTCATCCCAAAGACATCTATATTTCTGTCAGATTGTTTCGTGAGAGTAATACGGTTGTAATTCTTGGCTGGTTTTCATACAAAGACATGATCAGGAAAGGACGCATAGAAAACCAAGGATATCTTGATAACTATGTCATGTATGACAGCGACTTACGCCCAATACTCGACTTAGAAAAATATGTACTGACCAGATTCAAAAAGGAGAAGTGAGCGATCACTTCTCCTTTCTAAATACTAAGATGTACTGATGGATTTGATTGGCAACGAAACTGAATGGATAACCATACGGGTATAGTTTGGTGGATTCATCTGCCCAAATTTTCATGCCCTTGTAATATAGGTTTGGGATTTTGTTCAGCTCATTAATAACCTCTGCATGCAGCAAATTTGGCTCCTTTTTGCTTGGCTGCAGATCCTTGATAAAGAGCACTACATAGCCACGAAACTTGATGTAAGGAAGAGCTAATTCCACCGACTCTCGTAACTTTGACAAGAATACCGGCCTCTCCATGTTACCAAGATCCTTCTCGGAATCAGAAAAAGGTGTTGCAGTTTTTCCGTAAACTGCAATATCAGCTCCTGTTTTCTCCTTGCTCATCATATTTGAATATGGCGGATCAAACAAAAGAAGACTGATTTCTTTTCCGGACATTAAGGACGCCATTTTTTCTTCATCACGAAGTATTGCTAAACAATCACCACATTCTGTAGTGAAGTCTTCCAAACCGAGTTCTGCTGCAGCCGCATGATAGGCTGTCAGGTAATCTTGATTCAAATCTATTCCAGTGGCTGTCCTGTTGCATAAAGCCGCACCAAGAAGAGTGCCTCCGACACCCATAAAGGTATCAACGACGAGTTCATTTTCTTTTGTAAAAAACTGAATTAGGTCACGCATAAGCTGTGGCGGTTTTGGCGTAGGATGTATTTTCCTTATATGATGGGCATATGCCTCTTTTCCGCTGGTAGGATAATGTGTGGAAAAAACGGAGTTAATAAAAAATGTCCACTCTCTCCCGGTCAGATCGTTTAGGTGGTTATCAAGATGGTATTTTCGCCCATCAGGTAGAATTACTCCCTTTTTACTGTTACCATACACACGTGCAACTTCTATACTTTCTGCGACCCATGATGGAAGAGTGCTTATATCGTAGTTTGGATGCGCTGAAAGGAACGGTTCGGATTCATCATACAGCTTGCTCTTTACAGCATCAAGGTCATCTGTTCGCATTTGGGTTCCTCCCATTCATAGTTCGTAATTAATACTTCTACGGTTTTTGCTCCACGGTCCTTAAAATGATAGCTGCAATTGGAATAGGTCTTATCTATATACAGAACGCTATATTTTTTACTCCACTCAATAAGCGCGTCATTAGTTTGGCCTTTGTGAGCAAAAACATTTGAAAGCGCAAACAGAATTCCACGCTCGTTTAGCTTATCCAACAATGCCAAAAGATCTGAGTCTTCGGATTCTGTCCAGTCCTTAAACCCACGCTTTCCATCGTTATATGACCCTGTGGTGATTAGATAAGGGGGATCACAATAAACAACATCTCCTTTAGTGAGGCGCGCGAAATCAAAATCTCTGAAATCACCGGTTGAAAGAATAATGTTCTTTTTCTGCAAAGCGGTACAGAACAACACCAAGTTTCGCTCTATAGATTCATTAAAGGAACTCCGTTCTTTGCCAAAAGGTATATTGAACTCATGCTTGCTATTAAATCTAATCTGATGGTTAAACGAATAGCAGGTTAGTACAAATAGATCCAGCAAGGATTTCGACTGATTGTATTCTGCCCTTAAAGCGTTGTATCCCTCTGCGTTTGTTTGCGAGAGATTGAAATAAGCAATCCGTTCCTTAATTGCAGATAATAACGAGTCAATGGGGGTATCTTGAAATAGCTTATACAGCTCAACCAGATATGTAATCTGGTCGTTTGCATAGATTGTGTCTGCCTGTACATTTATTCCTACATTTAATCCACCCGCAAAAAGATCCACGAAGTTATTTATCGATTCTGGGAAACTCGGAATTATATGTTCAAGTATTTTATACTTTCCACCAGTGTAATTCATAGGGCTCTTGATATAGTCCGGCATAATTACACCTCCTTCTGGATATAAATCAGCATTTCCTTCAGTTCCTCGGTTCTGGTGACAATGCTCTTACTCTTAAAGCGGCGGTATGGTATGTAGTTGACCTCAAATGTCGATGCAATACCGTGTTTTTTCATTGTTGCTTCAATCTCAGCTAAGGTCATTATTCCATCGGTATTGTAGCTCAAGATAATATGATTGAAGCTTGCATTTGCGAGCAAGGCATCAAATGCACTGACGACAGTTTTCTTTGAGCAGAAGTCGGATCGTTGAAGCTCGTACGGTCTTTGTCCGGTAACGCCTCGCAATGCAGGGAAGTCATATTTTGCAGCTGTTTCTAACACATGATAATTAGGAAGATACTGCCTTTCATTATAAGGTGGGTCAACGTAAAGAATATCACCAGAAATGTGATGCAAAAGTTGAACTCCATCTTCGTTATAGGATTTATTGTTCATGCCGTTGTTAAAGACCGGTAGATCTATCAAAACAAACAGCTTGTTTGATCTAATGTCCCAAGTTTTGTTGAAGGCTCCATAAGTACCAGCGATGTTTGAAACAAACGGGATTCCTTCAATAACACTTGCAACAAGGTAATAGTACTCATCCTGAGAAAGGAGGCCCGCTTGATTCCACGTCTCTATGGTGTTGCGTGCAAAGTCAATCCTTAACGCATTAGAGTCCGTTATGTACATACGTCCTCCAGTTGGGGCATAATTATTTTGGAAAAAACGTTTTTCGGTCGGCAGCGATTCCATGTTTTCTGTTGACATATCATTAAAGTATAAAATAGGGTCTTTTATGCCCGTGCCTTTTGCGAGTGCTGCAAAAGACGGCTTGTCTGGATTCTCTATGGTTGCCCGCTGAAGGCAATAAGAGAAATACAGAAGGTCGTTTGAATAGACTTCATACCACTGCTTAAAATAACGTGCTACTGAGGCAGTGCCAGAGAAAATGTCACAGAAGGAATGAGCATCAGTGGCATGCCTATCTATGACCTCTTTAATGTTTTCTAATAACTGGGTCTTGTTTCCAATGAATCGCATATGCTTACTTTTCCTCCGTGTCCTTGTTGAGTCTCAAGATTAGTTCTTTGTTTTTTGTGTCGAGAAAAACATCAAACTTACTAACACCCTTTTCCGCACAGAGATTGGCTAAAATAGCTTTAGGGAGTCTAATTCTCATGTCTTGTTGTAGGACATATGTGTCCAAATAAATAATGTTGCTATCCATAATCGGCCTCCTTTTAGATTGAATACAGACTGATTATAGCATAAAATCAGTCTAAATTCAAGTGGCGTCGGTGGATACACTGATAAGATTTCTTGAACAAACACCTTTTAATTATTCCACACTTTTTAATTATTCCTCCGACCACCATTTTTGAGGGGTAAGTTCCAACGGTCTCAGAACCGGCCAGAAACAATCGAACAAACGAAAAAGGGCTTCCGAAGCTCTGCTGTAAAACACAGCAGAACCTCGAAAGCCCTTTATTTCAAGCCTTTTTCAGCACTTATGTGCCTGAGAAGGCTTTTTCTGTTTGTATCAAAGACAACGTTTTTATAGACTAGGCAAACAGTACTGGTGGATTTATCGTGTGAATTTTTGACTATTAAGGTCGAGTGCATGGGAATTGTGGTTCCAGATGGACTGGAAAATAGTCGTTGACCTATCCCTTGTACTGCGAACAGGCAGGGTCGAGACAATGGGAAGTCTGAAACTATTGACTTTGGCATTATAATAGGAAATATAAAGGAAATTGCAGACCAGTTCCCGTATACTGGCGAGGTTTAGGTTGCGATATAGATAACGACAGAAGTGGAGATATTTCTACTACAGATATGAGTTGATATGTTTCCGTAGACAAACGGACTATTCCGATTATGTTGTTATCAATCAGGGCCTCTCGTGCCACATTGAGACGGTAGTATTGATGTCAAGGAAATAAGCGAACGGCTTAAAAAACGGCTTGTTTACTGACTTTTGCAGCAGTTTAAATTATACGCACAACTGCTGCAAATGCTTGGCTGTATCTTGCGGAAACATATCCGCTAATGTTAGGTATCTAAACAACACAAAACAATTCGAATTAGATACAGTGTCTCTGTTTTTATCGGGTTACCCCAACTATTGACATTGAGCCTACTTAGTTAGCGTTATGTTAGATAACTGTTAGACAAGCAGATTTTCAGAGGGGTTTTATCCCTGCTGAACGCAAAAGAAAAACGCCCTAAACTTCAATGTTTAAGGCGTTTTTTAAGCTTGGTGGGAGAAGATGGATTCGAACCATCGAAGCGAAACGCAACAGATTTACAGTCTGCCCCCTTTGGCCACTCGGGAATTCTCCCATATCAAGTTTTTCAAAAATCAAAGCCTACTGCCTAAACAGTAGGCTTCAATGGAGCTGGTGGACGGACTTGAACCCCCGACCTGCTGATTACAAATCAGCTGCTCTACCAACTGAGCTACACCAGCGAATTTAGTTTTCGCTCTTGCATTCACTCTTTAATTTCGAGTGCTTATATAATATATCACATTCTTCATCATTTGTCAACACTTTTTTCAAATTTTTTTAATTTTTTTTGAAGCATTTTCATTTTTTGAAGATGTCCTCGAATGAGTCAGCTTGACTATTATATCATCCTCAATCTTATTCGTCAAGGGTTTTTGCAAAAAAAATTTTCATTGTATTTTTCAACAAAATATCCTAACGGCTTTGAAAATGCAATCGTACACGAAAACATAACAGACTTTATTCACGGCAACATTGTCTGCACCCAAAGTTACTACAAGCACCTTATCGGCAAAATTAATTATGTTCTGTCGGTAGAAAGCAACAATGCTTATTTTCTGAAAGCACAAGATAAGTTGAAAATGTTGTGGAGAAAACTTTATACACTTTAAATTGGCAAATTACAGAAAAAAAGCACGGTAAACATTACTGTGCTTTTCTTATATCGTCAATAATCATCTGTATATGTGCAATCTGTGAATTATTTAATCCTGTAACATCAACCGTATTTCTATCGTCAATTCCTAGCAAATAGTCGGCACTGACCGAATACAGTCTTACGATTTTCAAGAGCATATCTACAGACGGCTGAATATTATCATTTTCCCAATTACTTATGGTTTGCTTCGTTACATTAAGAGATTTACCAAATTGCACCTGATTCAAACCAAGTGAAATTCTGAGTTCTTTTATTCTTTTACTAAGCATTTCTGCACCACCAAAATAAAAATATCACAATACTATTGTATAAATAATACTTGACAATATTAAAATACTTTGGTATATTAATATTGGACTAAATGAACAAAAACATTTATAAAAAAGGTAGGGTGATTGCTTTGAGGAATAAATTAATAAAATCTTTTAATGTTGAACAAATAAAGAAAGACAAAAATAATAATATCACAGATATTTCATTTAGATACGCAGATGAAAAGCATCAAAATCAAACCGGCATTACCAACAGTAAATTAACCTTAATAGAAATTTACGAAAATGGCATCGTATTTACTTTTGATAATAAAAAAACATCGTGCACAATAAAATACAAATACTGCAATTCCATACAATTCAATCTATCATCATTTATATTTTTCACTGAACACTCTCCGCGATTAGAATTTGAATTTAGTTCAACCAACCACGACTACAGTATTATTCACAAAATGATTGAATATATAGGTGAAACCGCAAAAACTCATAATTGCAAATTAATCTATAGTTATAAGACTACTAACACAAAAATCTCTACGAACAAACCCTTGGATACCATGATTGATGAATCTTTAACACTAAAAAAGGATATTATCATGGAACCGGGGAATTTCGTAGGCAGTATAGCACTCTTTATTTTCGGCATAGTAGCTTTTATTTATAAAATTAATAACGATAATAATAATACTCTTTTATTGATTTTTTCATTAGCTTTTATCGGTGTTGGAGGTATTCTTTTCTTCATGTCAATACCATCCGATGACGGGTTAAAAGTTTTCGTAATAATATTTGTTATATTTATTGCAATATTAGCAATTTCCTCATTCATTTCAAATTCAAGTAGAATCAGTAGAGAAAATGAAAAATGGAGCGAAGTTGACACCGTATATGACGGATATCGTACTGATGACGGCTATTATTATTATGACAAAGGCAGTCATCAAATGGAAAAAACATGGAAAGGCATAAAGAATAATGTTCCCGATTATAAAGACCAACCAAAAGCGAAATAATTAAAACATAACACTCAAAGGACGCCAAAACGGTGTCCTTTAGTTTTTTGATTGGATTCTAAAAAGACCAAAAAAGGACACCACGTAGGGTGTCACACTTTCATCTTATCACTACTTCTGCCCGAAGTACTTTGTACAGACCTAAACTTTCCGCCTCGCTTGTTGCGTCCTGTGCACAGCTATGCCTCCATAAACACTCCTCCCTAAAAATGCCTCACAGGGGCATTTTCTTTACGGTCGGCTTCAAATCCCTTCGGGCAGGCCAA